TTTGTTGTCTCATCGTAGCTATGATTATTCAATATGGTACTAAGTTTATCTAATAGGACTATACGCTGCTTTGGGTGAATGTAATGTAAATTCAACCCTAAAAAACCGTCTGGGTATCGTTCTATTGGTATGACCAATGGGAACTTGTCGTAATATGGCAGCTTGTCCTTTGTCTTAGGATCATAGTAATAAAAATACATACGGCCAATAAAAGACTTGTCTCGGAGTCTCATGCGGTCACGCATCAGTTCACCCTTTGTTGGTCTAAGACTTGGTATCTTTGTTCTTAACCATTTACGGGCTTCACGTGTGCGTGGTTCATAACCAGACTTTGCCAGCGACTCTTTTACTCTGTCTATTAGTTTTTTAGCCATCGTGTATTTATCTTAGATTCCTAAATGTTTCTCTGTCAGTACAAGAAACTGCCAACCGTGGTCTTTGCAAAACTCTTCGGCAGCATACCACTTTGCTTTGTTGACTTCATATGTCATTGATTCTTGAATGAACGTCTTTGTTTTGCGTTTCTGTGTTGGAGGTTTTGTCTGTTTTTCCGGTTTGACTTCAATAATGTAAGTCATCACTTTGCCATCATTTTTACGGATTTTGGCAATGAAGTCCGGAAAATAACGATGCTTTCTTTTGTCAATGGGGCTGATATATGGTATGGGCAATTCTTCCGAACCCCACCAGATGATGTTCGGATTCTCATCCAAATATCTCATTACCTTTATTTCCCACGTAGACCTGTAGATGATATTGGTAGCATCACCCTTGTATTTCTGCGGGTTTTTCGGTCTAAATCTTCCTTTATTTGACATAAATACTATCTAGTCAACCAACAGGAACTCTCATGGCATTTTTTGGCCTCTCAAACATTCAATTCAATAATATAGAAAAAAGAACATTTGGGGCTCTTGCTTCACTAGAAGGTTCTCCTTTTCAAAAGACAACACTAAAATATCCCCTAGATGTTGGTAGTCCAGATAAGGGTCACTATATGGTATTCTTTGTGAGAGAACAAAAGAATACTCAGTATGGCGCATCTTATAGAGGTGGACAGTCTTTTTCTAAAGAGCAGGAAGAGAGTGTTTATGGTGCGCTAAACAAATCTACTAATTTTAGTGGAGGTGGTGTTAGTTCTGGAAGAAAAACTTTCTCAGATACCATCAACGATAAACTTACTAATCTTGTCTCAAGAGGAACATCTTCTCTGACGAATAGATTTGGCTCAGGTAGTCCTGCGGGTAAAATCTCTGGAGCAATCAATAATTTTGTCAAAGGGCCACAGCCACAACAGCAGCTAACTGATGTGAGAGGCACTCAAGAGTTTTCAATCAAAGCAATTACAGACAAAAATGCTTCTACAGCCGCAGGCTCAGCTTTTCTTGTAAGAACACAATTGACAAGTGAAGCAATTGCATTATATATGCCAGATACCGTAAACTTTGATTCAAGTGCAAACTACACAGATGTAAAACCCGGTGAATCTCTTTTAGGTCAAGCAATGGTCGCAGCGCCCAGTCTTGTGGATGCAGTCAGAAGAGGTGACACAAGAGGTCTTATGAACGCTGCTAAAAATTCAGGCTTAGGTTCAATGCTTGCACAAAAAGCAGCCGAAGGTGTTGGCATTGACCAAAGTGTTGCACGTTTAGGTGCATATCTTGCAACTGGTGGGGTTGTCAATCCAATGATTGAACTCATGTACACCGCACCAGATTTTCGTAATTTTCAGTTTGAGTTTATGTTTTATCCAAGAAGTGAAAGGGAAGCACTAGAAGTTCAAAAAATAATTGAACGTTTTCGTTTTCATCAAGCGCCTGAATTGATGGGTGGTATATCAAATCAAACTGGTTTGCTAATTCCGCCCTCTGAGTTTGACATCAAGTTTTTCTATGCTGGTCGTCAAAATCCAAACATACCGCCAATTGCAACTTGCGTTTTGAAATCTATACAAGTCAATTATGCACCAAGAGGATTTGCTGCGTATGAAAGTGTGGGAGAAAACATTGCTTCTTTAGGTAGAACTGGTATGCCTGTTGCTATTCAAATGACCTTACAATTTCAAGAAACAACTTACATTACCAAAGAAGATTTTAATGATGCTAGAGGATATTCATCAACAAAAGTGGATGTTGAAGCAAGCAAACAGAGTATATTTGCTAATAGACGAGCATAAAAATGGCAAATTATTTCAATTACTTTCCTTTATCTTTTTATACCACAGATAATAAAGGCAATAGCCTTGATACCGTTACAAACATAATCGCTCGTTTTGGATTTGAGCAAAAGTTAAAAGAAAACTCTTCAATATTTTATGAGTATCAAATTAAAGATTCTGATACACCCGAATCTATAGCTGCAAAATATTACGGTGATCCGGAAAAACATTGGATGGTTCTAATGTTCAATGATATTGTTGATCCACAATATGATTGGCCTTTGAGTTATCCTAATTTTATCAAATATGTGAACAACAAATACTCTGCAAATGGTGCATCAAATACCACCGTTCAGTCTGGTCTAACTTGGTCTCAAAGTGAGAACAATGTTCACTCATACTACAAAGTAATTACTAAAAAATTTGTTTTGACTACTGTTGATAACAAAACAATTAATGAAAAAATTCAAGTTACTGCAAATGCATATGCAAATGTAATTGTAAGTTCAACAAATTACACATTGGACAATGGTAAACAAATTAATGAAACAATTTCTAAAGAAAAACTTACATACTATGAGTACGAAGAACAAGAAAACGAAAACAAAAGAACTATAAAAATTTTGAAATCAGAATTTGCTATGCCTGTGATGGAAGAATTTAAAAGAATAATAAGTCCGTCATGAGTATAATTAAGTCAACACAATTTTATGTAAAAGAAATTGTCATTCAGTCTAAAGGTGGACCTGTTCCAATTAAAGATTTGGTTGAAGAAATAAACTTCTATGACAATTTGTTTTTACCTTTTTCTTCTGGTGAAATACTGATTACAGATACAGCAAAACTTTTGGAGAGAGTATCGCCAATTAATGATCCAATTCAATTTTACATTTCTAAAACTCCAACTGATGATGTAAGTATATTTAAAAAAGTTTTTAGAATATATGAAATTTCAAGTAGAAAAAATCTAAACAATAATAGCGAAGCGTATATCATGCACTTTGTTGCTGATGAGTTCATTCTTTCAAGTCAGAAAAAAATTGCATTTGGATTTGAAGGTAAATATTCTAAGTTAATTGAAAAAATAATGACCGATAAAAGAGACGGTTTGGGTTTGAATATAACGAGCATTAACAAGATTGAAGAAACAAACGGTATTAGAAAAATTACTGTTCCAAATTTATCTCCACTGAATGCAATTGAGTGGTGTTCTAAAAGAGCATTAAGTCCTAAGAACGTGCCCGACTTTGTTTTTTATTCTAACATGGCAGGTTATAATTTTGTATCTCTTTCAACTTTATTAAAACAAGATCCAATATTAGACATCAATTTCTCACCTAAAAATTTAAGTAAAAATAATGGCCTCTCTGAGATGAGTCAAGCCAGAGGATTTGAAGTTATATCTCAAGCAGATACCATTTCAAGAATTCAAAATGGAGTTGACACAGGCGTATTCATAGGATTTGATCCGTTAACAAGAAGCATGGGTCAAACTCAAATAGATGGAAACAAAACCTATGATGCCATGGATCACGCTAATAAAAATCAAATACCTTCTGAGATAGTCAATACAGTAGATAATACAACAAATAAAACAAACATAAATTCAAATCAAGTTCTAAGTTTTAATAATAAAGAACAAAAGAACAGTAAGTATATCAAAGATAACGATCCAACTTCAATATCAAAGAACGAAACTTTGGAATTATTTTTACAACAAAGGAAAGCGATAATAACTAGACTAATGGAAAAAAGAATTAGAATAGTTATGCCTGGCAATTTTCAACTGTCATCGGGTTACATTGTAAATATTATTACTCCAGGTTTTGGAGCATCTTCAAAACAAGAGGATCCGAATTTTGATAGAAGTTTAGGAGGCAAATATTTAATTGTTGGAGTAAGACACATATTAAGCGGTAATCGTCATGTTACAGTAATTGAAGTTGCGACAGATTCAACCAATGATACAAGAAATCCATCAACAACACAAAATCAAAAAGAAGTTCTTACTAGTTATGACCGAGATACAAAAGTTAATAATGGCAGCAGTAGTTATTTAGGAAGATAAAATAAGAAAATGGAGATGAAGAAAAATTTTGCTGGTAAAGATGGTTTCATTTGGTGGACTGGAATTGTGGAGAACAGACAAGACCCATTGAAGTTAGGTCGTTGTCGTGTTCGCTGTTTGGGTTGGCACTCACCAAACAAAATGGAATTACCAACAAACTTATTGCCTTGGGCCATACCAAATATTCCAGTAAACACCAATGTTGTATATACCCCCAAAGAAGGAGATATGGTTTTTGGTTTCTTTCTTGACGGCGAAAATGCTCAACAACCTGTTATGTTAGGAAGTTTTCCAAGCATACCATTAAAAGCGGCAAATGCACAAGAAGCATTCAATGATCCAAGAACTGGTTCCGAGCTTTCTTCTGCACCAGTAAAACCAACTGAGTCTGCAACAAACTATCCACGTAAGTTAGATGAACCAACAACATCAAGACTTGCAAGAAATGATGCTGATTACCCATCAGAAATCGTAGCAGCAAAGAAATCAAAGAAGGCAAGTAAAGTTGAGCCTAATCCATATTACAATGCCAAATATCCATACAACAACGTGTATGAATCAGAATCAGGACATGCGCTAGAGTTTGATGATACAAAAGGCGCAGAACGAGTTCATGTATACCATCGTTCGGGTTCTTATGTTGAATGGGGACCGGAAGGTGACAGAGCAGAAAGAATACAGAGAAACAAATTTGAAGTTGTTGTGGGCAACGAACAGGTTTATGTTAAAGGCGATGTTACTGTTTATGTTGATGGTAATGTAAACATGGAAGTTGGAGGAAACTTCAAAGTTGATATTGGGGGAACTTGTGAGATTAACTCTGATGGAAATATGACGTTCAATGCACCACGCATAGATTTCAACTAGTATGGCAATATTTTATGAAGT